GACAAAAGTGTCATCAAAAACAGTTGAAGATGAAATACGCGTTCTTGGTAAAATGTTTGAGTATGCAACCAAGTATCAATACTATGAAAACACCAATCCAACAGAAAACGCAGATATACCAATCCATAAAGGGAAAAAAAGAATACCAATACCGCCTCAATATGTTTTGCAAGCAATTAAAAACAAAAAAACATCAGAAAGAGACAAGGCGTATTGGAGTATATGTTTTTATACTGGGTTACGAGCTAGCGATGCTGGAACATTAACAAAAAACCAGGTGCTTAAAGATAGGATTGTAATTCACGATACTGAAAAAACAGATATACCCGTAGAAATACCCCTTCATCCAAAATTACAAGCAATGAATATTGTTAATGTTTATACAAAAAAAGATGATAGGGATTCGTCTAGAGAAAGGTTTCAAAAAACATTAAGAGAACTTGGATATACTGTAAAAGCTGATATTCATTGTTTAAGGCACACCTTTAATATGATGATGTTAACGGAAGGTGGACTAAGCTCAAAAGACAGGAAAGCGATGCTAGCACACAGCAATGAAGAGACTACAGCGGACATTTATACTCATCAGGATTTTGATTTTATTGCTAAAAAAATAACTTCTTTGGACTAGGATGTAACATTTTTGTATCAAGGTGTAGCATTTTTGTAACAAAGCAAACCCCTACAAACTATTACAAACCGCGCTAACCGTTAAACAAGAAGCCCTCATTTAAGAGGGCCTCTCGTCGAGATTCTGGTTTTCTCGGTAGTAGCGGGGGAAGGATTCGAACCTCCGACCTTCGGGTTATGAGCCAGGATTATGTGTTGATATTGTTGAACTTAGATTTATTTGTAACATATTTGTAACTCAACTTTTACCGATGTTACGGAAATGTTACAAATTTAACTTTTTTTTAAGTTTGCGAATTAAAGGAGTTCTAGCTTTGAGTTCCGTTCCATTATATAAGGTGACTCCATTAAATATACTATGTGGTATAATTTGAAATAAACCATTATCATCTTGATAGTTTACTAATGCAAATCCTTGTTGCCAATCGTTTCTTGGGCTAAAAGCAGGAACAATGTTGGATTCAATGCGCGCAACAGTTCCTGGGGAATATGCTACATACGTTCTAATACCCTTTCGAGGGTGTACAGTTTTTTGTGCCATTTCATGTCGGTGTATATGTCCAACTATTTCAGAATTTCTTGCTTGAGCTAGAATTGCTTTCACAGTATCAGCATTTCCTTTTCTAGCTAAAGTGCCATGAGAAACGCGCAAGTTATCGTTTAACCAATACTCGCCAGCAGGATACGGAGCTTTATATTCTACGCCTAAATCATCAAGAGCTAGCAAAGTTGGAATTGTCATCTGAGCTTTTTTTGGTTCATTAGCTGGTTTAAGGTTATATGCTGCGATTATATTTTTTGATATAGCTTTACTCATTCTTAATTCATGGTTACCTTCTAAGTAAATCATAGTATCGCAATGTTGCCTAAATTCTTTGGTCCACCAATGCAATTCGTTAATTGCTGGTTGCGTTGTAAAAAAGAACTCAGGAGAAACTAAAAACTTATCTGACCATTCAGGTAAGTCCATCATGTCACCCAGATATATTATAGTATCTGGTTTTTCTAGCTCAGCAACTTGTAAAACACAATCAAGAGCCTGTCTATCGTGAAATGGGTCTAGCACTCCAGTTTCAACATCTCTTCTAAAACCAAACTGTGCATCGGGAATAATAAGAGCTTTCTTAAATTTTTTAGATTTTTTGATGTTTATTTTTGGTTTTTTAAAGCTAATAGGAGCAATAGGAGTAATATGTGGAAACTCAACTTCAACTGGTTTTATCCTAACTAACCACGCTTTAACCTGAAACAAGGGTCTATGTATAATTGCCTCCGATGTTTTCATGGCTGTTTCCCACTTATTTACTACATATCTATCTACTTTCCATATTTCAGTATCAACATTGCAGGCATCTAATAGCTCGTCTAATGTTTGAGGGTTTTTTTCACCTCTGTAATCTAAAATAGCATAATTACCTACAACTTCAAAATTCTTGCCTTGTTTTTTATAATCTTCAATGTCTTCATGGAAACTATCTATATTTGCGTTTAAGTCTTCGTTATGCTCTATTAAAGTATCAGATAAATTTTTATTTGGATTAATGCCTAGTTTACCCTTTCTTTTTAACCCTCTTATTTTTTCAGCGTTAAAAGTTTCATTTGGGTATTCAAGGTTAAGAACAGAAGCAACTCTACTGTAAGTGTATCCTTTTAAAAGAAGTTTAGTTGCTCTATCTTTTTTTTCTTTGGTCCAAAAGACAGATTTGCTTTTCATTAATTAACTGTATTTAACAACAATTTTTTCAAAATGCTCTATTGTTCCAGCGCCTTTTGCTGTATTATACCAACTTTTCCAATAGCTAGCTTGTTGTTCTAGCGAAGAAGGCAGCGGTTTAGGGACTCTCCAGTAATGCAATCTACATACAACAATTCCTGCTAAAATATTAGTAGTCATTATCTGTTTCCAGTCTTCTTCTTGGGGGTTAGTAAAATATTTCCAATCTAAATAACATACTTCGGCTACTTTTTTCATAAGAGTTTCTCTATATTGCAAATAATCATTGCATAAAGAAACAGCTACCCAAGGTTCACATTGCCAGAATCCACGAGCTATATCGGAGCCTTTTTGACTTAGATACTGGTATTTAGATTCAACTAATCCAGTTCTATATACTAGCATCATAGCATCATGGCTAGCATATTTTAAACCCATTTTTTCCAATGTGCTTTTAATAAGGTGCATCATTTGTAATGAATCAATCATTATTTACCCAACTTTGCACCGCTAATAATCATTGCAAGTAAGTTTTGAATTAAATCAGCTACGTCACGAAATATTGGAGCTTCTTTCTCATCTTTTACAAACGGTATATTTATAGCCCTGTCCATACCTTCTGCTATCATTATTTCAAACTCATCACTTTTTAGGTACGCTAAAAAAGCTTCTCTTATACCATCTGCTTGTTGTTCTGCTAGCTCCGTTGCTTTTGCAACCATCAACGCTTTTATATCCATTATTTATTCCCTTTTTTTATATTCATTAATAACAAAATAATTGAAAGAATTGCTACTACGATTTGCAAAGACTCATGTATTTGAGTAAGCCCTATTGCGTAGTTACTAAAACTAATTACCGCTACTTTTAAACTATCCATTAATGTTTTCCGTTTATTCTAGATAAAGAACCCTCTACCCTTGATACTTGATTGTCTAAATCATTGATTTCTTTGGTTATTGCATCAAATTTTCTATCTAATTTGTCATCCGATTTATTCCATCTATCAATTAATTTGAGACAAATAGATTCTAAATTTTCTAATGTTTCAGATTGACCTTTATTTTCGACTTCTAACTCTTTTAATGTTTCTTGTTGTTTAGCTGATTTATTAGAAAGAGACACTACTAAGTAAACAAACATAGCACCCACTACGCCAATCATTCCCGCTTCACCATACAATGCTAAAAAATCCATTACTTACCTTTAATGCACTTTAAAAATTTTGTTAAAATTTTATTTCTTATATTATTTCTACCTCTGTTACGAGCTAGCATTAAAACAGATTGTCCTCTTATTAAAGATTCTTGTTGTTCACTCATTTTACTTCAACTTTTTCCCAATCATAATGCAAGTAACACCAATTAGAGTGTTCATAAATTTTTCCATGATACCGATGCTTTATTGAATCAACATCAACTATCTCTATAAATACTGTGTTTGACAAAGTATCCTGAGGCGTCAAAGGTGAATTCCCTACTAACCACCCTCGGCTTTCGCAATTTTGAATACTTACTATACTTAACAGGAATGTCATAACTCGTATTGACAACTTTAAAATCTCCATTTTTTAATTTTTTAATTGTTTTATTCACAGCACCATCCACCATGCAATTCCTGTTTCAACAACAATATCCGCCATAGTGTTATATGCCCAAGCTTTTTTAGTTCCGTAGGTTTCTTCATCACCCTCAACAAACCATTCAAACACTTCCCATAATACTCCTATAATGAAGACACCCATTACACACCAAAAATCTGTCCAATGTAACCATTGAAATATTTTACATAAAAAAGCTCCCGCTGCTAAATGATACGCTGTCCATCCATCTAATTGACCAGTTCTATATTGCCATAATACAAGCGTTGCTAAAGGGTTTTTCATAATTCTTTTATAACATTATTTTCTAGCTTATGTTTTCCAATTATCATCCTACCTGCACCTCCACCATGCTCATCATCGCATTTATCAACATAAGCTTGCTCAATCGTATTCCAATTATCACTGCGTTGAATAACAGTACCGTTAAAAACAAGAAAATAATTTTTACTAGAAGGATAAGTCAGGGTCTCCGTTGTACCATCTTTAAATTTCTTCGTACGAACTGCGCCTGGAGTTGTATTCCTGTAAAGGCGCAAATAATGACCCTGTGAACTTTTCCTTATAAGCATTAGTCTTCTTTAACCTGTTCTTCAGATTCTAATGATTCTTTTAACATTCTAACAAATGCATCGTGACCTACTCTAAGTTGGTCTGCAATAAAACCATTAGATGCTTGTTTGTTTTGTATGTCGTTTATATGATTTACCATCATTTTCTGTTCATCAGTTAAGTCCTCAATGATATACTTTTTACCATCAAGATTAATAACTGGCTTTTCTTTTTCTTTTTTAGCCATTATTGACTCCTTGTTTAGTTAACAATTACATTCTTTACAATTACAATCTTTACAATCGCACATTTTATTTTCCTTCTAAT